GCGGTCTACGCCATGATGAAGAAGTCCCCGGACATCATCATGGAAACTGACGTGGGGAGTGACCTGCGGATCAAGGGTGTCATCGGCATCCTGGACGGGATGAATGTGCTGAAAGTCCCTGCTGTCCGCCTGCCCAAGGGCTTTGGCTTCCTGGTGGCCCATCCCTGCGCCACCGTGGCCCCGGTGAAGTTGGAGGACTACACCATCCATGAGAACCCGCCCGGCATTTCCGGGGCACTGGTGGAGGGGCGTGTCTGCTACGACGCCTTTGTCTTGGGCAATAAGGTTGAGGCCATTTATTACCAAGCCAAGCTTGAAACGGCGGGCTAACCCAATGGGGGGCGCAATACGCGCCCCCTGCTTTATGGAGTAAATTGTGTTATGTCTTGGTGGAATCACAACGGCGGGTGGAATAAGAGCCACGGAACAGTGGAGGGAACCCCCAGGGTGGACAGCTTCGAGGCTGGGAAAATTGAGGGGAGCAGCATTCTGTTTGCGCATCGCAAGGGGAAAACGCTGATACTCGATTGTGACCATTATATAGACTATGGGCCGCATACCGAGCAAGAAATTGTGGTGCTTTGGGGCGAAGGTTGGACGCAAAGACTGGACTTGACCCGTATCTCGTCAGGCTTTGGTGGGAGCCGCGCTTTTTGGCTGTGTCCGGGGTGTGGTGGGCGGGTGCGGTACCTGTATCAGACTGGCTCTATGTTCCTGTGCCGCAAGTGCGCCCAGCTCAATTATAAGAGCCAGCAGGAGACCCGGAGCGATTCCATGTACTACTATCGCAAAGGGATGGCCCTGGTGGAAAAGCGGCTGGCTTGTTGGCCTTTGCCGCGCCCGGATGGCTTTTCTTTTGAGCTTTGGTTCCCCGACCGGCCACGCTATATGCACCAGGCTACCTATCAGCGGTATTTACTGCGCTTCTTGCGCTATCAAAGGCAGCATGAGGCCCGGCAGCTTGCACTTTTGAGAAAACTGCTGGGGCCGGTGGAGTGGGCGGAGCTGGTACAGCTTCAGGAGCAGGATTGAACCCGTTGGGGATATGGGGATTTTACAGGAGAAAATTTCCCTTGTTTTTTCCCTTTGGCGTGTACCAAGTTGTTCCGTTTGATTCCAGTGTATTCGGCAAAGCCGTTGTGGCGCAAGGGTTTTGAGGGATAGCTTTGCCCTGCTTTTCTAAGGTTACAATGTAAAGTGATAATTCAAGTCCCGCCTCGCGCACCACAGAAAAAGCCTTGTAGCACAACAGCTACAAGGCTTTTCTCTATCTTTTGGCAGACTGTTTTCCCTTTCTGTTTCCCTTTAAGAGCCAGACAGAGATTTTATGTAGGCATCCATCCGGGCGGCGCTGTCCTGCTTCATCTGGTCTGTGACATGGCCGTACACATCCAGGGTAAAGGCTGCGGTGGCGTGACCGAGATTGCCTTGCACAGTTTTGATATCATCCCCGGAGCGGATCGCGGCCACTGCGTAGGAATGGCGTAGGTCATGGAATCGGGCTGTTGGGCAGCCGATGGCGGCGGCGATTTTCTTGAAATGAAGATATACCGTCTGCGCCGACAGGTGCTGTCCAATCTCATTGGTGAACACCAGTCCGCTGTCCTCCCAAAGCGGGCCGACCTTTAGCCTCTGCTCGTTCTGCTTTGCCCTGTGGCGCTTCAAGAGGGCCATTACCGCGGTTGCTGGCAGGATCACCCGCCCCTTCCCGTTCTTTGGGGAAACCAGGTGGTAAACTCCTGTGCCGCCTCGCTCTTTTTGAAGCTGTTTGTTGATGGTGATGCTCCCACGGTCAAAGTCCACACAATCCCATGTCAGCCCCAGGACTTCCCCCTGGCGCATTCCCGTGAACAGTGTGACAAGGAACACCGCTTCAAAGGGATGGCCCTTTACGGCCTCAACAAACCGCGCTGTGTCGCCCTCGTCCAAGGGCTTTAGCTCCTGGCGCTCCACCTTTGGCAGTGTACAGGCATCCGCCGGATTGGCGCGGATGTAGTCCACGGCCACGGCCTGCTGCAGGGCCTTGTGGAGGACGCCGTGGACGTTCTTGATGGACTTGGGGGACAGACCCGGCTTGTCTTTGCTCGGCTTCCCCAGGCCATTGTAAAAAGCCTGGATGGTGGGCGCAGTCAGCGCGTCCAGCTTCACGGCACCCAGGGCGGGCTTGATGTGGTTTTTAATGGTGGAACGGTAGGAATCCACTGTCCGGGGCTTGACCCCGCCCAGGTATTCCGAAGCCCACACATCCAGCCACTGCCCAACGGTGAGCTTAGACGGGGCGGTATATGTCCCCTGGTTCACCTCTACGGCTGCGGCCTGCATCTTCTCCCGGACTTCCTTCTGTGTCTTACCGGAGAAGGACCGCTGCACCTGCTTCCCGGTGCCAGGGTCCCGACCTGTGGTCACCCTGGCCTCCCAGTAGGTATACTCTTTCCCATTGCGGGTGACGGTCTTTTTTCGGATGGTCCCGCCGCCCTTTGCTGACTTTTTTGCCATGATGTGCTCCTTTCTGATTTGACACCACGGCGCTTTTCGGATATAATAATAGGCGCACTGGTGCCATGATTGACTGTCCTGGTATTTGTGCATTGACCGTCTCGGTGTTCGCAGCACCGGGGCGGTTTTTTTGTTTTTATTTCAGTCCCAGTTGATGGCGCTGTCCGTGACATATTCCCCGGCGTCCAACTCTTTGACTGCCTGCTCCATTGCCGTATGCTCGGCCGGGGTAGCTTTGGTGTAGTCTGGATCCCAAGCCAACACCAGCTTTTTCACCACCTCAAAGGCCAGTGCCTGGTCTGCTTCTGGAAGTATTTCCACCATCTGTGCAATTTGCTGTGCAATGGGTGCCATAGTAAGCCCTCCTTACTTCTTGTAAATGTCTCCCCGACTACCAATCTCCATGATATGAAGAATTTCCAGCTTGTTCTCTAGTCCATACCGATAAACGACCCGATATTTGCCAACACGAAGCCGCTGCCGCCCGTCTGCGTAGCCCTGCATGATTTTTATATCACCCTGGGGCGGCTTTTGCGTAAGTCCTTCTATACCAGCCCGGATACGGACTTTCATACCTTTGTCCAAGCGTTCCAGGGCCTTTGCCGCTGATTTGGCATACCTAATTTCCATTTGTGTTGTCCTCTTCTGACGGTTCCTGCGGCCTCTCTGGGGTGTCTTGCTCGGCCTGCGGGGTTTTTTGTCGCTGGTAAAGCGGGTTTTCAGTCAACTTCATGACGTAGTCAGCAACTTCGCTGAGTGAACCTTTGTCTAAGTGACGGAAAAACTGTCCTCCTGCTACTAGCTTCCCCTCGTTTGTAAGTTGCTTATAAAAATGAACAATCCTATCTTCTTCTGAATGGAATTGAAGGAATCCCGCGCGATATGCTTCTGCATCGGTCAGCTTGTGAACGGATACCTTGCCTCTTGATGCAGTATTCTTTATCGAGTCCGTCACATGGTCTACAATTGTTTGCCCCTGCTGATCCTCTGGTACAAGCTCCGTCCACTCTACGCCCAGGGCGGCGGCTATGCGCTGGATTGTCCTTAGTTTAGGGGTTTGACTACCTGATTCATATTTCCTTATTGCAGAATCAGCCATTCCACAAATTTCTGCTACTTGCTTTTGTGTCATGCCCTTTTCTTTTCGGGTGTGTCGTATTAGTTCACCTATGGTCATGCCATCACCTCTTTTTGAAGTATACCACGAATTTCTTATTTTGAACAGACCCAAAAAAATCTTTTTTCGCCCTTGACAGACCTGTATGGGGTGTGTTATTCTATGTACAGACCCAAACAGGGCTAAAAGGAGGTTCTATACTGTGAAAGCAGACCGTAACAAGCTGGAGCTGGCCCTTGCACGCGCCTGCATGACGCCGGAAACACTGACAGCGGCGGCAGAGATGCCCCGCCCCACGGTGAACAACGTCATAACAGGCCGAAGCGTGAGACCGGCAACACTGGGCCGCATTGCCCGCGCCCTGGGCGTGGACGTTGCGGACATCATCAAAAAGGAGGGCTAACCATGACCGAAAAAGTGAAGCGTTTGACCATGAGTGTTGACGAAGCGGCACAAGAACTTGGTTTGTGTACTAAGAGCGTCTACACGCTGACCCACCGGGATGATTTTCCGGCTATCCGCATAGGAGCGCGAGTCCGCATTTCTCGGGATGGATTGCGGGATTGGGTGAACGCCCAGGCACAGAAAAATGGAGGTGTGACACTGTGAAAAATGAAGTGACGATGCAAGCCCGGGCATACTCTGTGACCGTAGAGGACCAGCGCAGCGGGGAAAAATCCGTTGAGCTGATCGCACTGGACAAGCAGCAGCTCCAAGCCGCGCAGATCGTGGGCCAAAGCTCCAATGAGCTGATCTATCGCCTGTTCAACCGGCAGGGCTACAAGGTCCTGGACATCGGCAAGCCGGTGAAAAAGGAGATCGTGGTTGACCTGACGGAGCTGTACCGGGAGGCGGTGAGCGATTGACGATTCATGATATTCTGCCCCGCCTGCGGGGTGTGAAGGGTGGGCAGGGCCAATGGACGGCCCTGTGCCCAGCCCACCAGGACACCCGCAACAGCCTATCTATCTCCACGGGCCAGGACGGGCGCATCCTCTTCCACTGCCACGCTGGGTGCAGTGTAGAGGCCATTGCCGGGGCGCTGGGGCTGTCCGTCAAGGATTTATTTGAGGACAAGTCTCGGAGCAAGCCTCAGATCGAGGCCGTTTACACCTATCCCAGCGGGGCGCAAAAGCTGCGCAGAACAGATAAGTCCTTCTCCTGGCGGCGTCCAGACGGCAAGGGCGGGTGGATATACAACCGCCAGGGTGTCCCCCATAGCCTCTACATAGCGGGAGAACTGACCGGGGCTGTATTTGTGTGTGAGGGCGAGAAAGACGCTGACAACCTCTACAAGCTGGGCTGCAACGCCGCCAGCGGTGAGGATGGGGCCGGGCCTGGGAAGTGGCACAAGGAGTACACGAGGCAGCTGCGAGGCTGTGCGGTGTGTATCTTCCAGGACAATGACGAGATCGGCCGGGCCTACGCCCAGGAGACCGCCGCCGCCCTGTATGGAGTAGCCGACAGCGTCAAGGTACTCGACCTGGCCACGATATGGCCGAACATCCCGGAGCATGGGGACGTGTCCGACCTGATCGCCAGGGCAGGAGCAGAAAAGGCCTGTACGCTGATCGCCAAGCTGAGCACCGAAACGCCCTACTGGAAACCACCTACAGACCAGGCCAAGCCCCAGCTAGTCAGGGCCTGTGACGTACCCTACGAGCCGCCCAGATGGACAATAGCGCCCTACATCCAACGGGGCAAGGGGACCCTGATCCAGGCAGACAACGGCACGGGAAAGACGGCTTTCGTCTGCGCCATCGCCGCCCACGTCTCCACCGGGCAGGCGCTACTGGACATCCCCGTGGAGACACCCGGCAACGTGCTGCTGCTGTCTGTGGAGGATGATCTTCCTGTCCTGCGCGGGCGCATCGAGGCCAGCGGCGGCAACCTGGATAAATGCCACTTTCTGACCAATGCAGCGGGACTGTCTTTCAACAGCCCAGAGGTAGAGGAGGCCGTGAAGCAGGTACAGGCCCGACTTGTGATCTTCGACCCGCTCCAAGCGTTCATGGGGGCCAATGTGGATATGTTCCGAGCCAACGAGACCCGCCCGGAGCTGGCGAAATTGTTTGAGATGTGTGACCGCAATGACTGCGCCTGCATCATCATTGCCCACACCGCCAAGAACGCCGGGGACAAATCCCCTGTCAACCGGGCGCTGGGCAGTGTAGATATTCCGGCGGCTATGCGCAGCGTCCTGCAAATCATCGAAAACCCCGACAATGAATATGAACGCATCGCTGTTCATGTGAAGTGCTCCAATGCTCCAAAAGGCAAGAGCATTGCCTACACCATCGGCGACCGGGGCGGGGTGCAGTGGATCGGGTTCAGTCCCATGACGGCGGATGACCTGACCGCTGTTGTCAAGCGGAAGGAAAAGGGAATCCCCTATGAAAACGAGCCACTTGTAAAGGTGTTCAACCAGCTTGTTACCGACCGGCCCGGCGGCGGTTTTTGGAGCTACGCCGACCTCAAGAGCGAAGGCGCTAAGATTTTGGGATTCCCGCCCTACACTGATATTAACGACTTGCGGCAACGCCTTGATTGTGGCTTAGCCCGTGAATTGCAATCCCATGACGGACTGATCGTGACGCATAGCGCCAAAGGAAAAGGAAATGTCAGAGGAGTTCGAGTGGAACCGTATCAGCACCCCCAGGGATACCAGACAAAAATATCAACGGGGTAACTTCCCTATTACAAAATATAGATGTTATTTCTTAACCCCAATTAAAGAAGTTATCACAAGTTAAAGAAGTTAACCCAATGAGGGTTAACAAGTTTAACAAATATACATCGTTTTTCGCAATAGGAAAAGTTAACCCCGAAAGGAGAGCAAATGCGCTATTACAAAGTCTGCCCCCGCCAGTGCTGCAAACACTGGCGAGGGCAAGGTGGAAAAGGGTTTGTCCGACCAAATTTCCACCTCCCATGATACCGGAAATTGAGGGGGATTGCAAGATGAATCAAAGAGAAAATAACTTTTACCAGCAGCTGATCTGTTGCATGAGAGAGCGGAACACAAGGGGTGGATGGCACTGGCCGGAGAAGCCCTCCGCCGCCGCGACACGATACCCTAACGTTGCCGCAGAGATTGACGCCTCTGGGCAATGGTTGTGGTGTCCGGCCGACCATGCTGGTGTGTCTAAAGATATCCTAGCGGCGGTCCTGGAGGACAACGAAGAACTGAGCGCAGCGGAAATGCTGGGACTGGCGAGGCTATATAGGGCTGGTTTTGAGTATTTGGCCTCCCCAAAGCTCCAACTGATCGACCCAGCCACAAGAAATGGAAAAATCAGGAGGTGGCAGCTGCAAGAACGCTTCGCCCACGCTGAGGGCCTAGATAAGTATGAGATCAGTGATGTTCAGTATGTACTGACAATGATGGAACTTGGAGCTCCGATTACTTACGCCGCATGGAGGCAGGCTTGCCAGACCATTGAGGACGCCCGAATGAGCAAACCGACAAGACGAATTGAAAGGAGAACGTGCAATGGATAAGAGCCATGAGAAGGCCCAGGAAACCCGCCGCCGCAACGAAGAGGCCAGGGCGGCAAAGTGGCGGGAGGAAGCTGCGGCGAAGCGTGCGGCGCGTCAGGCGCTGCAGAGGGTCTTTGAGGACGCTTCGGCTACCCCGGATCAAATCTTGGAGGCGGCAAAGCTGCTGGTGGAGTTGAGTGGGCCATGAAAATCACCCTTGCCTACTTACCGGCGGAGGACGAGGAGGCGGCTGCTGTCCTGGCGGCCCTCCTCCGCCTCCATCCCCGCGCAAAGCTGAGGAAAAGTGACCGCCACGCCCCGTTTTTGCATCTCTACTTGACCATTTGGAAAGCGGCTAAAATGGGCCGAAAAAGTGAAGATTCCCATTGTATTTAGGCATAAAAAATGGGCTATAGGCTTGATTGTACCGCCGTAACATGGTAAAATAAAATCAGAACAAAGCAAGAGTACCGCCAAAAATGGTTAGCCGATAGAAAGGCATGGGAAAGCAGCGAGTTTGCTGTTTTTCCATGCCTTTTCTTATATTCAGCCGACGGGCGTAAAACGGGAGGTATCACCATGAGCGAAACCATCAACACCACCCAGCAGCAGACTACTACTCCCACCCCGGAGGGAACAGGGGGCAAGCTGTTCACCCAGGACGAGGTGAACAAGATCGTTTCTGACCGTCTGGCCCGCGAGCGGGAGAAGCTCACCCAGCAGACGGCCTTTGAGGAACGAGAAAAGGCGCTCCAAGAGCGCGAAAAGGCTTTTGAGGCAAAAGAGGCCAGAGCCGCGAAAGAGGCGGCTGTGCGGGCCTATTATCAAGAAAAAGGCGTGACTGGCAGGGCCTTGGAGGTTGCCATGAAGGGCAGCGGCCAGGAGATCGACACCCTGGAACTGGCAGACGGCCAAGTGAAGGATTTCACCGCCATTGACAGCCTGATCGGCGGCGTGTTCGCCGGTCTGGTGTCCAAGACCGTTACTGTGGGCGCTCCTGTGACCCATCCCCCCAGCAGCTACCAGCCCACGATGACAGACGCGCTAAAAAATGCCTTTCAGCCTAAAATCTGATTTTAGGAAGTGATTTTATGGCAATCGACCTGGCAATAAAGTTTTTGCCCTATGTCGATGAGCAATTTTCCACGGAGAGCAAGAAAAGCCTCCTGACTAACCAGGACTATGACTGGACTGGTGCACATACGGTGAAGGTCTACAAGGTCAGCACCAGCACCATGAACGACTATGACCGCAACGGGGCAAAGAGTGCCACCCAGTGGAGCCGCTACGGTGCTGTGGCCGACCTGGACGCCACCACCGAGGAATTTACCTTGACCCGTGACCGCTCGTTCACCTTCGCTATCGATAAGCTAGACACAGACGAGACGGCCCAGCAGTTGGCGGCGGCATCCGCCCTGGCCCGACAGAATCGGGAAGTGGTGATCCCAGAGGTGGATACTTACACCTACGGCGTCATGTGTACCAAGGCAGGCCACAAGCCCGACGCAAAGGCCCTGACCCCTGAAACCATCTACGAAGAGGTCTTGACGGCCTCCCTGGCCCTGGACGACGCAGAAGTCCCGGAGGCGGGCCGTGTGCTGGTGGTGACCCCTGCGGTCTACGCCATGATGAAGAAGTCCCCGGACATCATCATGGAAACTGACGTGGGGAGTGACCTGCGGATCAAGGG